TAATTCTTTATCGCGGTCAAGACCGGGATTGTCCAGAAAGAATAAGTCAAGAGTGGTCTTGAACTGGAATCCTGCAATTTTGGCTTTGATAATCATAGTGTTCTCCTTAGAACATTGCGCCGCGAGCGTTGGCTTCCTCTTCCAGCTCGAAGTACTTCACCATCACCATGTGGACCAACCCGGCAGTCCACACGGCTTCCTGCGCGTCCATGCCACAGTCGAACTCGAAGTTGCCTTCGAACCAGTAATCAGCGACCTGCTCAACCGCTTGGGCCAAGCAGTAGCTGGCCACCGGCAGGTTGTACTCCTGGGCGGTGTACAGGCGGGTCATGTCAAGGATGTCGTTACGGTAGTTCATGGTCTTCTCTTTAAGCTCAACTATAGGTATAGTATACTTTTATATTATTTAAAAGTCAAGGACCAGTTCTGACGGGGTTAGCCCAGTTCGGCCAGTACGTAATACTTTTCTTTCACCTCGCGGATGAGCGAGTAGCTGATCTCGTCCTGGGCGTCCATAGCGTCGGCCTCACATTCGAAGTCATACACGTCACCGAACCAGTCCTGGATCACGTATCCCGCAGCCTGCACCAGGAACTCGTTGTCGGCGGGCAGATTGTACTCCTGGGCGGCCCAGCGAGCAGCCATATTCACGATGTCGTTGCGGTAGTTCATGATGTTCTCCTTAAGCTTCAACGTAAGAGACGATGATAGACACTGGGCAGGGCTGCGAGTATTGCATCTCGTCGCGCTCCGCGTAGGCTTCATCGAGGTCGTCGAACACGCCAACCGTCCAAGAGTAGCTGTCAGCATCAATCACAACAGAGTAGACTTTTTTCGTCATGTTATTCTCCTTTTACGCGAAGGTTATCAATCGCCATACCGATATCGCACGCAACATCGAATCCGCATTCGGTTTCATCATAGGTCATTGGGTCAAGGGTAACATCCTTACACAGATTCACCACTGCATTGAAGAACTTAACCAGTTCGTCTTCGCCTACAGGTGAAGGAAAGTGACCAAAAGCCTCTTTATAAGCATCAACAAAAAACTTGTTCATCGCAGTTCCTCTTTAGCTCAACTATAAGTATAGTATACTTTTATATTATTTAAAAGTCAAGGACTTCTTGAGCGATGTCGCGCTCGCGCAGCTCGACCTGGAGCATCGAGACGAGAGCCTCGAGAGCCACGGTCGGCACCAAGTCCGTGTGCGCCCCGAGGGCCAAGAAGGCGACCGAGAGATACTTCTCAGGGTTGCTGAATACGTCGTTCATCATTTCGTTGGACATCTTGGGGTTGAAGCCGACGCAGTCGTACGCGATGGTTTCCATGATCATCTCCTCAGTTACTATAGGTATAGTATACTTTTTTTATTATTTAAAAGTCAAGGACTTTCTTGCCCTTGCCCTTCCGAGAGTACTTGGTGCGGTCGCGAACGACTCGCTGCCGGTACTTCGGGGTGCGCAGGTCTTTCGCGACGATGTTCGGTTTGCTCATGATGCTCTCCTCTTACTCGGCCATCATGGCTTCGAGTTTATCGACCGCCTGCATGTGGGCGCAGATAGCCGTGATCAACACCTGCTCGCGCTTGCGCGCCTCAAGCGTGTTGATCCACAAGAGGCCAGCGAGTTCGTTCTGAAATGCGGCGATGATGCCCTTGAGCTGACGCACGCCTTCAAACAGGTAGTCGTTCATAGTATTCTCCTTGGTTTCACTCAACTATAGGTATAGGATACTTTTTTATTATTTAAAAGTCAAGCGATATTTTTAACAACGCAGCTACTTGGCGTAAGGGTCAGGCTCGCCGTAAACTCGCCAGCCTTCGTTGCCATCCAAATCCCGAAACATAAAGTCAGGGCCGTAGCCGTCGCGCTGAAGAGCAGCAATCGTGCGCTTGGCGGTGCGCTTCGGCAGTAGGACGACGCAAGAACCTTGCGCGTACACCTCAGCCTTGATTTCTTTCAGATTCATCTCTTTTGCCTAGCTCAACTATAGGTATAGTATACTTTTTTAAATAAAAAAATAAAGGAGTTTCTTTTCTTGTAGAATCAATGACTTACCGTAAGCGGTTGATTTTTAAGGAGTTCTGTTTTACAGATTCTGAAGAAGCTGGCCCTTGGGTAAGCCAAAGAGGTTAGATCAGAGGGATTTTCTCTAAGCGACTGATTTATAAGGAAAAGGCCGGTTAAGTGACTCGACGAGCCTCTTACTAAGTCGTTGATTTATAAAGGGATATTCTTAGCGAATTTTGAAAGGTAGGTTTTGGATTTGCGGAAGTAACGACTGAGGATGTTGTCGTTGTAGTAGGCGTCTGAGTCGAGAACGTTCCTTACGACCTGCTCTCTCAGTTCGTTGTAGTTGACGTCGCCTCGGGACTCGTGCAGCGATAGGATTTCTCTGCGGAAGTGTTCCTTGCCGATGGCTTCGATGTCGGCAAGAAGGTTCTTTGAGCTGCCGTAGTAATCAGCCCAGTTCGACTGCTTACGCACGACCTTGCGGTTCTTCTTGCCTTTTTGTTTTATGCGGTTGGTGGAATAAAAGTATTTACGCCCGATGTACTTCTTGTTCGTTTGGGTGTTGGTTATACAGTATACAAACCCAAAGAAGTCTTCAATGTGTTCTTCTTTAAATTCTTCGCCTTCCCACAACCAGTGAGAAGGCTCCACTTACTCTTCGTCGAAGAAGTCTAGTTCTTCGTAAGTTAGGTCGTCTTCTGACTCTAAGACCGCGTCTTCGCAAACTTCGCCGCAGAAAGGGCAGTAAACTTGCGGTTTATCTGAAAGCAACGAATACTCAGTTTCGCAAGATTCGCAAACTTTATTGTCCATACTCTTCTCCTATTAGCTTTAACACATCGTCATACGAGCAAATGTCTACGTTGGATTTTTCCAAAAACGCAACTCCGGCGTTGTCTCTATACGGGTATTTATATATCACTACGTTGATGTTCGATTGGTAGATAAGTTTAGCACAGTGTATACAAGGCGCGTGGGTTACAAACAGCACAGCTCCGGCAGAAGATTCCGTAGAAGACGACAGCTTTGTTATAGCGTTCGTTTCAGCATGTAGCACTTCGGCTTTGGTGTTGCCATACTCGTCTTCACAAACGTTGTCCCACCCTGCCGGCATGCCGTTGTATCCTATTGAAAGGATTCGGTCGTGTCTTATTACAATACAACCTACCTGTAATCTTTTGGCGTAAGATAGCTTTGCGGTGGACTCGGCTATCCCCATGTAATACTCGACGAACTTGAGTTCTTTCATAATAATTTATTTAATTCGGTGATAGCTCGCTGTAATGCTTGAATTTCAACGCCCATATCGTGAATGCCATGGGCATCTTTGTTTTCTAAAAACACTTTGGCCATGTCCCAGCAAACTTTTTCTCTGTCCCGCAGGGATTCTAGATTGGGCGAGATATTGTATTTTTTATGATACCGCTCAAACATCACTTACCGTCATCGTAGTCAATAATGTCACAGCAACCATCAAATTCGTAGCCGCAAGCTTTCAAGAACAAGGTGAAGTGTTCAAGGACTTGATTCACATCTTTGTATGCTGGAATAACGTACTCGACCGGATCTTCTTCTTGATTGCTCTTTATAACGAAACTTTTCATAGCGTCATTCCTTTAAAGGTGTTTTCATCAACGTCTTTATTCACTCCACCCACAAGATAGCTGGTTATTTCTGTTTCTTGTGGGGCGACCTGCACTTCAGAACCGCTAATCCATTTCTGCGTCCAAGGCAACGGATTTGTACCACCTTTGTACGGCGATTGAAGACCAATAGAAGTCATGCGCTTATTAGCAATCCATTCTACGTAATCACAAAGCAATTGTTCATTAAGGCCGATCATTGAACCGGTTCTGAACAAATACTTAGCCCATGCCTTTTCTTGATCAACAACTTGATTGAAGATTTGAATCACTTCTTTTTCTGATTCTGCTTTAATGTCCGCGTAGACAGGGTCATCTTTCGGCAATAGCTTGAGCATTTGCTGCGTTGAAGCTAAATGAATGTTCTCGTCGCGAGCGATAAACTTGATAATCTTAGCGTTGCCTTCCATTTTCTTCACTTCGGCGAACGCCCAAGAACAAGCAAAGCTAACGTAGAAACGAATACCTTCAAGCGCATTGATTGCATTGAGACAAAGCCATAGATTGCGAGGAGACTTCTCTTTGATCAGGGCGTCGTAATATCTACTGATGTCAGCAGCACAGTCTGTTATCTCAGGAATATCTAACATACCGTCGAACACTTCAGAAGGATTGCTGTAGATGTTGCGGATGATATGAGTGTACGAACGCGAATGAATAGTTTCAAAGTAAGACCATGTGGTAATCCAGGTCTCTAGTTCAGGTAATGAACAGATGGGCAAAAGAGCTTCAATAGGTGCGCGCCCTTGAACAGAGTCCAACAAAATTTGACGTTTGAGGTTACTGGTAAAGATATGTTGCTCATGTCGCGTCAACGTCTTAAAGTCTTTTGCATCCCTTGTACATTCCACTTCAGTCGGTTGCCAAAAGAACCCATTTTGCTTTTCAGTCAGCTTCTCAAAGATGGGGTACTTCTGAACATCATAACGAGAAACGCCGAGACGCTTGTCAAAAAACATCGTTCTGTTTTCGTACGAGCTTGTGTTACGAAATACGGTCATGCGTTAACTCGCTCCTAGATTTTGCAACTATCGCAATCAGACGAATCTGGTTCGCTGATAGCTAACTCTTTTTCTTCTATTTCTCCAGCACCGTCCGCTGTGTTAAAGTAGTACAGCTGTTTCCCGCCATACTTGTAGAACATTAAGACATGCTTGAGCATTTCGCTTAAAGGAATCTTTTCGCCTTCGTAAAACTTTGGATTGTATGTTGTATTCACTGAAATACCTTGATCAATATATTTCTGCAACACTGCGCATATGTTCAAGTATCCAACAGGCGATTTAATCTCCCACAAGAGTTCATACTTATTCTTCAGTCTTCGAATGTTTGGAACAACTTGCTTAAGAATCCCGTCCTTAGACTGTTTAACGCTAATCAACGCTCTTGGCGGCTCAATACCATTTGTCGAGTTGCTGATCAAGGCAGAGGTCTCGGCAGGCATCAACGCCATTAGAGTCGAGTTCCTAATGCCATACTTCAATAAGTCTGCGCGCAGGCTTTCCCAGTCCATAGTATAAACAGGTTCTACTAATTCGTCAACCTCTTTTTTATAGGTGTCAATCGGTAGTACACCGTATGAGTAACGAACATTTTCTGGACAACCAAGAGCACCTTTTTCTTTAGCTAGATTCACGGAAGCCTTGATAAGATAATATGACCAAGCTTCAGCATACTTGTTCAACAACGCAAGATCTGGGTTGCTGTAAGTCATGTTGTTCATGGCCATCCAATAAGCAAGGTTGATAATTCCAACTCCTAGCGGCCGATACTTTCTTGTAGACGTCTCTGCTGCTTTCACTGGATACGTTTGATAGTCTAGCAGCGCATCCAACGCTCTTACAGCCAACTCACAAGGCGCAGCAAAGTCTTCTGGGGATTTGATCTTACCCCAATTGATAGCGGATAGCGTACAAAGCGCGATTTCACCTTCTTCATCATTGACATCATTTAAAGGTTTGGTCGGGAGGTCAATTTCGCAGCATAGATTGCTTTGACGAATTGGCGCTTTTTCTTTTACGAAAGAACTATGGTCGTTGGCATGATCCACATTCATTAGATAGATACGGCCAGTGTCTTTACGTTCCTGCATAAACATAGAAAACAAGTCTATCGCTTTGATAACTTTTTTACGAATGTCTAGGTTGTACTCCGCCTTCTCATACAGTTCTCTAAACTTATCAACATCGTTGAAGAACGCTTCGTAAAGGCCAGGAACGTCGTTTGGAGAAAACAACGTGATGTTTTCATTTTTGATCAATCGTTCATACATTACTTTGTTGAACTGGACGCCATAGTCCATATGTCTTGCACGATTATCTTCAGTTCCTTTGTTATTCTTTAGAACCAAAAGATCTTCGATTTCGAGGTGCCAAACAGGGTAGTAAAGAGTCGCTGCGCCGCCCCGAACACCACCTTGGGAACAGGACTTAACAGCAGACTGAAAATGTTTATAAAAAGGTACAACTCCAGTATGAGAAGCGTCACCGTTACGAATAGCACTGCCAGCAGCCCGAATACGACCGCCCCCAATGCCGATGCCAGCCTTTTGGCTAACGTATTTAACAATAGAAGAAGCTGTTGCGTTAATTGAATCAATGGAGTCCTCCGTTTCTATTAAAACGCAGGACGAGAACTGTCTTTGTGGCGTTCTCACTCCTGCCATGATGGGCGTTGGCAATGACACAGAAAATAATGATATTGCATCGTAGTAGTCTTTCACCCACTGAAGTCTAGTTTTTTCCCCCCAAGCAGGGTATTCTGCAAACAACGTCATTGCGATTAGCATGTAAGCAATCTGAGGAGTCTCGTACAACTCTCCAGTCACTCGGTTCTTAACGAGGTACTTGCCACGGAACTGCTCCATAGCCGCGTAGGTCATCATAAAGTCTCGTTCATGATCAATATGAGAGTTGAGTTCATCCCATTCGTCCGCTGTGTACTGTCGACCTAACTCTTGATCATAATAGCCTTTTGTCAGAATCGTAAGATAATGCTCCCTCAGATGATTCGGGTTGTAGCTGTTGTATACTTGCTTACGAATATGGTAGTTGACCAAACGTCCGGCCACATACTGATAGTTTGGCGTTTCTTCTGAAATCAAGTCCGCCGCAGCTTTGATGATTGTTTCTTGAATGTTTGTAGTCTTGATGTTGTCATAGAATTGAATGTGCGACTTCAATGCAATTTCTGAAACGGAAACGCCGCTAATCTCTTCGCAAGCCCAAGAGATAACCTTATGGAATTTCTCTAGGCTCAGGGGTTCTTTTGAGCCGTCTCGTTTTGTTACTTTTATAGGCATGTTATTCTTTCTTTTTAATTGTAAAAGACCCGTTTTCAGAAGGCTCCCAAATCAATGTGTCGCCTTCCTTCCAACCTAAGTCAGTTAGGAGTTCTAGCGGAAACTGTAAAAGAAGCTCATCAGAGTCTTCCACAACCTCGGCGGTGTATACTTTACGCATCAAAAGCTTCCGATACAGCTGGAAAATTGTTACAGATGATATTCCAGCAATCTGTTGCGATTTCCATGTGTTCTTTTTGTGTTCCGTTTTTCATTCTAAGTTCACAGTAATGAATCCAGGAACGAAGAGAACCGGCCATGTATAACTTAGTTTCAGTCAACCCTTCCGGCAAAAACACTCGAGCTTGTTCTTTGGCTATCCCGCTGTCCAGCGCCCACTTGTACGCTGCCTTTGCTATGTCGCAAACTTCGGCCTGCTTTTTAGCAAACTCTTCATGTAATTCGGCGTCATCAACTTCAATTGAATTTTGACGGTTTGAAGTGTCTTGCAGTCGGGCTTCTCGGTCAGTATAAAACGTGTCGCCAACAGCAGCATAACGCTGGCTAAACTCCTGAAAGCTAAAAGAACGATGCCGTAAAATCTGACGAGAGATGTCCCTAGTGGTACTGATCTCCATTACAACATGAACCATTTCAAACGGCGACCAATGCTTGTTTTTGATTAGATACTTGATCAACTTCCCTGCGGTCTGCGGATTGTTCTGATTTGCAGGATTGGACACTCGGGCAACATAAGCCACAAGGTCGTTCGCGTTCTTTGCAATAGAGGTTTCTTCAACTGGTTTCGTGACGCCTATCAATCTTACTTTACTCACATTTCCTCCATTTCATCAATTCAACTTTAGCTTCTAATCCGCTAAACGTGCGTTTATCTATCACAATCTTTATGTGTTCAATGTCATGACCGGCAAGAACCATATCGTTGATGTCTTTTTGTGGGAACGTTTCATCCCAAACTACAACATTATACCCCTTCTCGATACAAGCGTCAATCCGTCTGACTATGTCTTTGTTTCTAGGCTCGTTGTCGTAAACAAACACAGGCTTATGAAATGTGTTGTCCATGTTAACATCCGCGCCTGCCATAGCCACTGAGTTCTTAATGAACATAGAGTCAATCGGTCCTTCAAATACATATACAGTTTGATTCTTGTTCACTTGATCAAGCCCAAAGATCTTTGGGTAATCTTCCAACATTACTGTCATGTATCTAAGCTTGGTTTTTGGGTCAAAAGACCTCCCTTGAAACCCAAACATCGTACCGTCTTCTTTCAGGAACGGTATAATTAGGCGCGGCTCATCTTTGGTCGCAATAATCTTATCAGGTATAATGCTGTTTGTCCATTCAGCGAATTTTGGGCAATAGAAGAGTTTGTAGTGCAAGGCCGAAGGTATCTTTCTTGCATCAACATATTTTTTTGCTGGGTGATCCCATGCCAACTGAGATATCTTCTTTAGTCTTTTTAACGGAGATTCTTTCGACAAGAATTTGGGCGGAGTCATGTTGGTAATATCATCAACAGGCTTGGGGATTCTTGTTGGATGATTCTTCAACAGATAAATTTCCTTTGTGTATTCTTCATACAACAGGAAATCTAGGCACTTTAGAAAATAAGGAAATGAATAAGCCACACCGCAGTTGTGGCACTTAAATGCTATGTCGTTTTTATGCTGGAAGACGTAACCGCGAGCTTTGTACTTGTTCTTCTGCGAGTCGCCACAGAAAGGACAACGGCAGTTTGCAAGGTAAGGGTCAGTCTTTTTAATCTTGAAGACTTCCAGTTTTCCTGAAAGTAGATTAGCGTATTTGAGATCGATCCATAGTGCGTTCATGAGGTATACCGTATAAAACTACATACTGATTATACCTCGGGAGATAAAAAAGTCAAACACTAAAATGGTGCTGGTATAACTCCGATTTTGTACAGTATGAACATTATGATAGCGGCGCCAGCTCCGAGCATTAGTTTTAATTTATCAACTACGTTGGAAGTTGCCATGGTATTTTCATGATATGAACGAAGCTCTTTGCGCAAGTCCTGCATTTCTTCAATGACAGTGTGCTCCATTTTTTCCATGTCTTCTTGTAGTTTTCTTTCAGTTTTATCGAGCTTTTCGTTCAGCGCGTCTTTCTGCGATTCAAAGTACGATATTCTTTTTTCTAACAAATCTTCAATGTGTTCATTTTGTTGGGCGTGTTGGTTTATTCTCATCTCATGAACCGAAAGCAGCTCTTTTATTGATGCAGAAACGTCTGCTAGCTTTTCCATGGTAGAATCCAATTTTGCAAAAAATGAAGAAAAATTTACGATTTCTCTTTCTAATAGAGCAACTCTGGTTTCCAACTCCCCAGCAATTTGTCTGCGTTCAACCATACTACTTTCCTTTGTTAATCTCAGCTAAGTTTTGCTTCACCCATTCTTGCAAAGCAATTAATTGTTCGGAATTTTGTCGACAGGCTGAATAGTTACTGACGATTGTTGCGAGGGCTTGATTGTCTTTAACTCCTGAGGAGGTTGCATCAGAAGCTCTGGCGGGATCGGCATCACTGGCTGAGGCACTAGAATCGTGTGTGTACACCCAGCCGTTAGACATAGTAACGAGAGAAGGCACAAGATTTTCGGCGGATTGTACATACACATATTCCTTTTGCTTAACCACTTTCACTTTATCGACGTATTTAGTAACAACTTTATTACTTATTTCTGTGTTCTTTTTGGCAAGTTCAAACGCTCTTTTTTCAGCAGCTTCTGAATAGTTCGCTACAGCAATTTCGCCCTTGCTTTCGCCCTTGACATATCCTATAGTAAAAGCGCCCAACCCAATAAGAAGGAACGCGACAAACAACACTGCCAATCTTTGCGGCAAACTAAACATAAACGCCGCCTGTGATTTTTCTTAAAGACTTAGCGAGCTGTTTAGTGCTTTCCGCGCCTTGCTTTTGATATTTGGTCTGCAATGATTTTTTTACAGGCGGGAGATCGCCGGACTTGACCCCAGCTATTCCGCTTGTAACAGTGGCCGGTGCTGCACCGTCTTCAGCGACAAAGTCCTTGAACGATTTCATTCGTCTTTAATCGCTCTAATATGTTCAGCAGGTAGTTGAACGCCGCCATGTTCTCCGTGATAAACTGTATAAGTTTTTGGAGCACCTTTATATGCGCCATGACGAATTTCACCTATGTGACCTTCTACATCTCTAAGATGTTTTGGGCCGCCGACGATTTTCACTTTGGTGTTTAATTTGAACTTAGCTTCAGCTATTAGTTCTTTAAAAGACTTCATGTTCTGCATCTCCATCTTTTTAGCGAGGCCGCTTTTCTTGTATCTCTACCTTGCGAGTCTTTCATCGGCCCAGGCATACCGCTCATACGTGCGCAGAAGGACTTCCTACGCTTTGCTGCCTTAGATCCAGGTTTGACCTTGCCCGTGACCGCAGTATGTATACCGAAGTGCTTAGCGCCCTTTCTAGTGAGCCCAGCGCCACTTTCGGTGGATCTGTAATAGCCTTTTGAATCTGCTCCGCGTTCAATTAGCACTTCTTCTTTATACAGTTTCGTTTTTTTCTTTGCAGACTGAACAGGTTGATTGGTTGTGTTGACTAACCCAACGTCAGCGCCAGTTGAAGTTTGGCCAGCAGACGCTCCCGTTGGATCTGTAAAACCAACGCCCTCTTTTGGTACGCAGTTTGGTACAGTTCTTCCTGCTTTCTTTTTGGTTCCGACCATCTCGTAACCTTTCCAGCAAGGGTCTTTACCCTTCATTTTCAACTCTTCAGATAGCTGTTTGAATGTTTTCATCTACGACGATCTCCTGAGCGGCTGGCTCATTTACAACAACGATTTCTTCTTGAACTGCGACGTCGATTGATTGATTATTTACAACAACGATTTCTTCTTGAACTAAAAGATTATCCTGAACTGCCGCCGACGTAACCGGCCAAGCCAACGCTGCCGGCTCGTTTACGGTGGCAACAGTCCAAGGAAAGACATCAGCGGCCAAGACCACTTCAGACTTCGCTTGTTTATCGGCCTTAAATTTATTCTCTAAATCTTTTATATCGACAAGCTCTTTTATCCAATCTAGAACAACTTCTTCGGTCAACGTTTCATACGGCAAAAATGTGAATGAATCTGCGGTTGACTCTAGTTTTGTAGAATAGGACACAGCTGATTGATAATCGTCTTCAATTCCAGTTGCCAACCAGTCGACGCTTAAAATTTCGCCGTCTGTTTTTCTGTAATACATTTTCAAAATTTTATACGTTATTTCCATTAGATTGCCTTTAATTTTTCTTCTATCAACTTGTCTGATGCGATATCTTTACTGTACACGGTTATCGACTGTAGTCCAATATTTATTATTTTTTCAGGCATGTATTGTAAAAATTCAAGAAACGGTTTTAGCTCTTCTTTGTAATCAAGAAGTTTGAAAAACAGCATCTTCGTTGCAGCTTTAACGCCGAATAAGTTGTACAATACGATAATGTGATTGAGTATCAATTGCTCCTTAAGATCGCCTGTTTCTTTGTAAGACTTCAACAGGCGCTTAATGTATTTGAATCGCTTTAGATCGTCGTAGAATTCTAAAGTATCAAAACATTGCGGATTATCATAGTATTTCGCAGCGTATAGTAAGAAATTTGTCTCATCGATTTGATCGTACATTATTGATGCGTTATATACCTATCGCTTGCCAGAATACGTTCGTGGCCGTAATGTTCGCTGTTAAAATCGTAGCGGCAGATGCTGAAAATGTAGTAACGCTAGGCTGATACGTCGTCACGGCATTATTACTCGTTGCCGTAACGACGTAACAAGTTGTAAACGCAGAAGTGAATGTAACTGCTCCGACAGTTGAATTAGCGGACACCCATCCCCAATTCATTTTTATACCGTTGGTTAAAAACGTAAATCCATTTGCCGCAGCGGTGAAAGTTCCGACGTTGATGTTGTTTGAACTTACCTTTACGTTAAATGTATTAACAATACCAACCGTGCTGTTGCCGACGGTTAATATCGTAGGAGTGCTAGTGACGTTTGCGGTGCTGTTACCAAATCCGAACGACGTAGCGTTTAGTAACGCACCGTTGGCCGCTGCAATTGCGCCAACAGTGTGACTAGCCGCGTTGACTGACCCAGTTGTGTTTAGTCCTGCTGCAGTGATTGTAGTATTAGTTGCGCCACCAGTTCCGTTAGCTAATAAAATACTAACG